GTCTTTTTCTGCAAAAATTCCTTAAATTTATTAAAATAGCCGTTTCAGAAAGTGAGGAGGTGGACGGTATGGCAAGACCACGACAGCCGGTTGAGCTGGTCATGTCAAAAGGCTCAACGCACTTGACAAAAGCGGATATCAATACACGGACGCAGCGGGAAGTCAAGCCGTGTGCGGACAACATCACGCCGCCCTCTTACCTGACGGCGACGCAGAAAAAGCACTTCCGGGATATCGCCGGGAAGCTCGAGCGGATCGGGATCATGGGGGAGACGGACGAGGAAGCACTCGCGCGGTATATCATCGCCGAGGAGCTGTACCGGCAGGCCGTCAAGGATAATCGCGACTTCCGGAAGCGCAGCAAGATGCCGGATGATGCGGCTGGTGCGATCGAGTATGCGGAGATGCTCGACAAGATGGACAAGCGCATCGACCGGTACTTCAAGCAGGCGCACGCCGCGGCCTCGGCGCTCGGGCTCACGATCTCCAGCCGGTGCAGGCTGGTCGTTCCGAAAGCCGACGAGGAGCCGAAAACGAACCGTTTCGCGCAGTTTGAGAGAGCTGCCGGCGAGTGAGCACGGACCGCGTTTCCGACTATGCAGATCGTGTGGCGTGTGGGAAGATCGTTTCCGGTACGTACCACAGGCTTGCGTGCGAGCGGCATCTGCGCGATCTGGAGCGGCAGAGGACACCAGAGTTCCCGTACTACTGGGACGAGGGAGCGGCCAAGCGCGTGCTGGACTTCGCGGAGACGCTGACCATCTCCGAGGGATTTGAGCGCAGACCGCTGCAGCTGCTCGGCTGTCAGGCGTTTGATATCGGCTGCACGTTCGGGTGGAAGCGTGCGGCGGACGGGTACAGACGGTTCCGGCGACGATACAAGTGCGTTTCCAGGCAGCAGGGCAAGACGATGGAAAACGGCATCATGCTTGCCTACATCGCGGCGTTCTCCGGGTACAGGGAGGGCAAGCTGTTCACGGTCGCTACAAAGCAGCGGCAGTCGAATCTTGCGTGGGAGCAGATCGAGAAGTTCGTCAAGGCGGACGAGGATCTGCTCGAGTTCTTCCGGATCCAGGGATACCTGCACAAGATCACGGCGCTCAACACCGGATGCACCATCGAGTCCCTGAGCCGCGATGCGGGACTGGATGACGGCTTCCGGAGCATCGCGTCCTCGATCGACGAGATCCACCAGCACAAGGACAACGGCATCTACAAGGCGCTGTACAACGGCACCCGATCACTGCCGGAGACGCTGGTGAGCATGATCACGACACGCGGCAAATTCCCGGCGGGATTTTGCTACGAGATGGACAGCTACTGCATCAAAATCCTGCAGGGGATGGCGACGGCAGAGGATTTTTTCGCGGACATCTACTGCATGGACCCGGGGGACGACATCTGGAACGAGGACAACTGGCAGAAATCCTGCCCGCTGTCCGTCACGGTGCCGTCCTTGCTGGAAATCCTGCGGCAGGATGCCAAGACAGCGCACGACATGGGCGGCGAAGACCTGCGGGACTTTATCGTCAAGGGCCTCAACATGTGGGTCGGGGATACCGACGACGTCTACATCAAGCCGGAGCTCTGGAAGGCCTGTGCATCCGGCAGGACGCTGCGTCAGATCGTGGACGCGGGGATGCTCGACTGCTGGGTCGGCGTGGATCTGTCGTCCGGCGGAGATCTCACGACAATCTCGCTCCTGTTCCGGCTTCCGGACGGGCGCTTCTATGTATGGTCACACAGCTTCATCCCGCGGGGGAGGCTGTTGGAGCACGTCGCCACGGATCTGGCACCCTACGACCTGTGGGTCGAGCAGGGTCACATCACCGTGACGGGCGGTGCTGTGGACTTTATGACGGACTACAAGTACATCATCGGCTATCTGGGTGAGCTCAAGCGCTCGCTCGGGCTGCGGTACATCGGGATCGGCATCGACCCGGCGAACGCTGCCGGGGTGCTGCAGGATCTGGAGGTGTTCGGGTGCCCGGTCGTGACGATCACGCAGAGCGCACGAAACCTCAACACGGCTACCACGGAGTTCCGGCTGATGGTCAAATCCGGGAAGGTAGAGTACTGCCGGGAGGACGAGCTGCTGTGCTGGTCGGTGATGAATGCGGCGGTGACACAGAACAGCTTCGGCGAGATCAAGATCGACAAGCGGCTTGTCGCCGGAAAGAAGAAAGAAAACAAGCGCATCGACCCGGTGGACGCGGTGATCGATGCATACGCGCTCATGCTGGTGCTGCAGGCGGATGCGCCGCCGGTAGACATCGACAGCGAGCTCGGAGACTATCTGGATATCATGGGCTGGAGGTGATACAAGATGCAAATCGTAAAAAGACTGCGTGAGGCGTGGGGCGTGCTGTGCGGCAAGAGCTACCGGGACGACAACCTCGCGGAGCTGCTGGACTTCCTTGGTATCTCCTCCAATCTTCGCGACGATGCGCTGAAAGAGGCGACGTACTTCGCGTGTATGAAGGTGCTGAGTGAGAGCATCGGCAAGATCCCGATCAAGATCATGCAGCACACGCGGCAGACCGGCACACTGGCAAGACGGGAGCACCGGTACTACCGCGTGCTTAATGAGCGCCCGAACCCCTACATGACGGCGACGACGTTCTGGGCGATGATGGAGCTCTGGCGGAACCACTACGGCAACGCCTTCGCGTGGATCGACGAGCGCGACCCGCAGCATCCAAAGCTGTGGCCCATGCATCCGAAGGACACGCAGATCTATTTTGACAACGCGATGCGGCTGGCGGATGTGCCGGACGTCTACTACCGGTACAGCATCGGCGGGCAGTCGTTTGTGATCGCATCGGCGGAGGTGCTGCACTTCAAGAACTTCCTGACGAAGGACGGCGTCACCGGTATCCCGACGCGGGAGCAGATCTCCGGCGTGATCGACGGCGGATGCAAGGCACAAAAGATGCTCAACAAGCTGTACGAGTCCGGCATGACGGCGAAAGCGGTACTGCAGTACACGGGCGGACTCAACGACGCGAACGTCGAGGCACTGAAAAAGGGCATCCAGGAGTATGCAGCCGGCAAGGACAAATCCGGCACGGGCGGGATCATCCCCATTCCGATGGGCTTCACGCTCACGCCGCTGAACATCAAGCTCACAGACTCGCAGTTTCTGGAGCTCAAGCAGTACAGTGCTTTGCAGATCGCGGCGGCGTTCGGGATCAAGCCCGATCAGATCGGCGACTACACCAAGAGCAGCTACTCGAGCTCTGAGGCACAGCAGATCAGCTTTCTGGTGGACACGATGCTGTTTATCATCAAGCAGTACGAGGAGGAGATCTCCGAGAAGCTTCTCACACCGGATGAACGCGGCGAGGGGTACATGGCAAAATTCAACTCCCGGGTGCTCATGCGCGTGGATCAGTTCACGCAGATCCAGACTATCTCGACGGCGATCGGCAACTTCCTGTACATGCCGAACGAGGGGCGTGAGTTCCTGGACATGCCGGCGGTGGACGGCGGCGACAGGCTGATCGGCAACGGCTCGACGATACCGCTGGATATGATCGGTGCTCAGTATCAAAACGGATCAGGAGGCACGGAGTGAATAAGAATCAGGAAAAATTCCTTCGGGAGATGAATGCACTGTTCCTGAAGTACAACATCGAAAACGTCTGTGCAAACGAGCAGGGGGAGATCGTGTTCGAGTCGAACGGTGTGAGCTCTCTGCGGTTCGTGGACTGGTCGGATGAGTGCTTCACGAAGATCTCCACGACACAGTACAGCTTTGATGCGTCGGAGGCGGTGACATGATATCCGATGCAAAGGCGATCCGGTATGCGAGGCTGCTGAAACAGTACTGCAATGAGCGTCCGTGCAGGGACGGGGAGTGCGCGTTCCGGCAGGAGAAAAGCGGCATCTGTCCGCTGACGGATGGACGGCTGCCGGAGGACTGGAAGCTGGACGGGATTGCCGCAAAGGACAAGCGGAAAACAGAATAACAGACAGCCTCCTGCGTGGTGCAGGGGGCTTTATGATGCCCTGGATCCGGTCAGAGCCGGGGGAGGGGCTCCACGGGGCGGATAGTGATTGCAACACGACAAGCGGGAAGCCTTACCGTTTCCGCCCTGAAAGTAAAGGCTGATTACAGAAAGGCGGTAATCTATGGCGAAGGTTACGAAACAGCAGTACACAAGGCTCGTCAAGCTGTACAACTCGCTGATCGGGTCGCACCAGCTGTGGGAGCTGTGGCAGGACAGCATGACGATGTTTGCACTGGCGATCTCCAACACGGTAGACCGCCGGTACTACGACAGGCGCGAAGGCATGTACATGGACATCGCACACAAGTACACCAAGGACGAGATGCAGGTCTTTCCGCAGATCTTCGGGGAGATCGTCATGCAGCTGGAGGCAGAGCCGGAGCAGGATCTGCTCGGTGATCTGTATATGCAGCTCGACCTCGGCAGTCACTGGCACGGGCAGTTCTTCACGCCGTATAACATCTGCGCGATGATGGCAGCAATGGAGCTCAAGCTTGATCAGGCGTACACAGCGGAAACGGTCAAGCCTGTCAGTGTCTGTGACTGCGCCTGCGGCGGCGGTGCGCTGCTGATCGCATCGGCGCATGAGTTCCGCAAGGCGATCAAAGACACGGGACTGAGCGCACAGGATTACATCAGTCTGTATGCGCAGGATCTGTCTCAGGTATCGGCTATGATGTGCTATGTGCAGCTGTCGCTTCTGGGATATGCGGCAAAGGTCAAGCTCGGCGACTCCCTGCTGCATCCTCTTGTGGAGGAGGACGACGGTCCGGATATCTGGTATACCCCTATGTGGTTTTCCGATGTCTGGAACTACCGCCGGTTTATGCAGCACATGGACAAAATCATGGTGGGAGGGAAGACCGTTGAAAGATGAGCTCATCAACAACATCGTGTGTATGCTGGACAGCATGGACGTTGACACGGACGGCATTGCAGACCGGCTGTACATCCTGCTGCGGGACTATGAGATAAAGCCGGTCGAGACACAGCTTGCAATCCGTGACGACAACATCAACGAGCACCTTCTGAAACGGTTCCTTGCCGCAAAGATGGTCAAGGGATGCACTAAGCGGACGATCGACAGGTACAGGAAGCAGATATCATGGACGCTCAACAGGATCAACAAGACCGTGACGGAAATAACGGCGGATGATGTCCGGTACTATATCGCGCTGCGGCTCACGCAGGACAGGATCTCCAAGGTGAGCGCGAACAATGAGATCTTGTGTCTGCGGACGTTTTTCGCATGGCTGAACGTCGAGGAGATCATCCCTGTCAATCCGATGAACAAGGTGGACAGGATCAAGGCGGACAAGGTCAAGAAAAAGGCGTTTACTGATCTGGAGTGTGAGAAAATCCGCGCAAGCTGCAGGTCGGCGATGGAAACCGCCATCGTCGAGGTGCTGCTGTCTACGGGTTGCCGCGTGTCGGAGTTGTGCGGAATCCGGATAGATGATATCCGTGACGGGAAATGTATCGTACACGGGAAAGGCAACAAGGACAGGACGGTTTACTTCACGGCAAAGGCGGAGCTGGCGATCCAGCGCTTTCTGGCGGAGCGCAGTGATGTGAATCCATACCTGTTTCCGGGAGGAATCCCGCTTATAAACAGCAAAAACCGGTCGGCATACTGCAAGCCGACATGGTATCAGCATCCGGATCTGATAGGTGACAATGCGCGGGATAAAGGCGCGGTTGAGGATACTGTCCGAAACATCGGGAAACGTGCCGGTGTCGAAAACGTACATCCGCACCGGTTCCGCCGGACAAGCGCGACGCTGGCGCTCCGGCGCGGAATGCCGATAGAGCTGGTGTCCAAGATGCTGGGGCATGAGCAGTTATCGACGACACAGATCTATCTGGATCTGACTGAGGATGAGCTCGAAGCAGCGCATAGAAAGTATGTAGTGTGACGTGAGGTGCGGATGGAGGAACAGTATTTTTTTACGAGGATGCTGATCATGCAGATCGGCGCGGTGCTTGTGCTCCTGCTGCTTGCCGGATATGGTGTGTGCAGTCTGGCGGAGCAACTCCGCAGGAAGCGGAAGAGAAAGAAGCTCGAAAAGAGCCTGTGGAAAAACGCAAAAAACTGAAAAATGATGCCCTCCGAAGTCTGCGGACTGCCGGTGAAAGCTTTGCCAGTGAAGGCTATAAGAAAGGCGGAATTTTAGATTTTAAAATCAGCATTTTGCAAAAATTCTGCAAAATTGCGTTTTAATTCTTAAATTTACGGCAGAAAAACGCAAAAAACTAAAAAATATGAAAGGAGAATCAAAAATGGACGATAACGAACTGAAAATACCCGGCATGATCTGCAAGTCTGCCAGCATCAGCGCCGGAGAGGTGACGGATAGGCAGCTGGCAAAGATCAACAAGTACACGCTCGAGCCGCTGACGGCGGAGCAGGTGTTTGCGTTCAAGGCTGTTTTGTGCGACAACATGGTGGATCGCGATTTTGAGAAGTTTTCCGGTAAGGCACTCGACGATCTGCGCAAGCTCTTTGTCGGGAAGACCGTTATCAAGGATCACCGGCACACAGCAGACAGTCAGATCGCGCGTATCTTTGACACGGAGCTGGAAGACTCCGGGGAGATGCTGCCGGACGGTGAGGCGTACAAGCAGCTTGTGGCACACTGCTACATGGTGCGCACAGAGAGCAACAAGGATCTGATCGCCGAGATCATCGGCGGGATCCGCAAGGAGGGCAGCGTCAGCTGCTCGGTGAAGCGCTGCGTCTGCTCGGTGTGCGGGGCGGATAATCGCAAGGCATACTGCCAGCACTGGCGCGGAAAGAAGTACGACGGAAAAGAATGCTACTTCACGCTCGACGGCGCAAAGGACGCCTACGAGTTTTCACTCGTGGCGGTACCGGCGCAGAAGGCGGCGGGGATTTCCAAATCCTACACTGGAGAGACCGTCGTATACAAGGAAGATCATCCGCAGGAGGCAGCAAGCGGCGCTCCGGCTGATACAACGGCCGAGGCACCGGCAGAGGCTCCTGCTGAGGATACAAGCAAGGCAATGGAACTGATGCTCCGGGCGCGTCTGAGCGCTGTGAGAGCGAGAAACAAGGAGGACTGATCGTATGAAACATGCACAGAGAATCAAGGAGCTGAACGCGCTGATCGCGCAGAAGGCTGCCGAGGCGCAGAAGTACCTCGGCGAGGACGGCAAGGACGTCGAGAAGGCGGCGGCTCTGCTCGACGAGATCGACGAGCTGGAGAAGGAGAAGGCTGTCCATGAGCGTCTGCTTGCTGCCGAGAAGCAGAAAGCG